CGAAGAAGATGAAGAAATGACTGAAGAAGATGAAGAAGAAATGACCGAAGAAGATGAGGAAATGGAAATGGATTCTGAAGAAGAAATGGATTCTGAAGAGGAAATGGAAATGGATTCTGAAGAGGAAGAAGATGAATTAGATTTAGAATCTATCATCAAAGAACTCGAAGATGAAATGGAAATGGATGAAGAAGAAGAAATGACTGAAGAAGATGAAGAAGAAATGACCGAAGAAGAAGAGGACATGGATGAAGAAGAAGAAATCGATTTGGATGAAGTTATCAAAACATTGAAAGAAATGGAAGATGATTCAGAAGAAGAGGTAACTGAAGAGGAAGAAGATATGGAAGCTGAGTTGGAAGAAGCTTATAAGACAATTAAATCTTTAAGAAACACTATCAACGAAGTTAACTTATTGAACGCTAAACTTCTTTACACTAACAAATTATTCAGAACATTTGACTTAAACGAAGGTCAAAAAGTAAAAGTTCTTGAAAACTTTGATAGAACATCTTCAGTACGTGAAGTAAAATTAGTTTTCTCTACTATAGCTGAGAATTTAAACGTAGCTAAGAAAAAGAGAGCTGTTGTAAAAGAAGGATACGCTTCAAAAGCAACAAAAAGTTCTGCACCTAAGAAAATAATTTCTGAAGGTAACGAAATGGCAGCAAGATGGAAAAAGCTTGCAGGATTAAAATAATTTAAAAAAGAAAACGGAGAATAAAAATGAATTTAAAATCAATTCTTAAAGAAGGTTCTTCTCATACCGCTAGATTATCTGAAGCTACTAGAGCTTTGGCTGGTAAATGGGAAAAAACAGGTCTTTTAGAAGGTATTAACAACGAAGTTGAAAGAGCTGGAGTTGCAACCCTTTTAGAAAACCAAGCAAGACAATTAGTAAAAGAAGCATCTGCTACTGGTACATCTGCAAACTCTGAAGAGTGGGCTGGTGTTGCACTTCCATTGGTAAGACGTATCTTTTCTGAAATCGTAGCTAAAGATTTCGTATCTGTACAACCAATGAACTTACCTTCAGGTCTAGTATTCTATTTGGATTTCAAATATGGTACTAATCAAGCTGGTTTCGTAACTGGTTCAGGTAAAGATTCACAAGCTGATTCTGTATTCGGTATTACTGAAACTACAGATGATGCATCAGGTGGTTTGTATGGTGCTGGTAGATTTGGTTACACAATCAATGATACTACATCAGACCCACAAACTTCAGCAGCAAATAACGCAGTCGGTGCTGACAAATTCGTAACTGGTTCAGGTTTAACTGCTGCAGATTACAACTACGACAGTAACTTCTCTGCTACTTATGCAACTGAGATTGCTAATGGTCAAGTTAACACTGTAGCTATTCCTCTTGCATCTGTACCTGGATATGACTCAAAAGGTGTTAGAGCATTCAGATTAACTGGTGTTGCTGACCAATTCCCACAATTTACTAAAATTGTAGGTACTGACGTAGTATTCGTAGCACAATCAACTGATTTTTCAAACGCATCTATCGCAGTTAAATACCACAAACAACCAACTGATACTTCAAGAGGTGATTTCGAAGCAAAAGGTAACTCATTGAGTGCTAACCCTGAAGCTGATATCGATATTCCTGAATTGAACGTTGAAATGAAATCAGAACCAATCGTTGCTAAGACTCGTAAGTTGAAAGCACAATGGACTCCTGAATTCGCACAAGATTTGAACGCTTACCATTCAATTGATGCAGAAGCTGAATTAACTTCTATGTTATCTGAGTACATCTCACAAGAGATTGACTTCGAAATCTTAGATATGTTAATCCAAGACGCTAAAACGACTGGTTACTGGTCATCTACTGTTGGTAGAGAGTGGAATGGTTCAGCATTCGCTGATTACTCTTCTACTGGGGCAGCTGCATCTGCATTTACACAACAAGCATGGTTCCAGACTTTGGGTACTGTGATTGCTGGTGTATCTAACAAAATTCACCAAAAAACATTACGTGGTGGTGCTAACTTCTTAGTAGTATCTCCTGATGTTGCAACTATCATC